AGCGCCTTGATCTTTGGCATGATTCCGGTGATGGAACCATAGGTCGAAGTACCATCGCCTTGGAATGCAGCTGCATCCTCAGCAAGTGCGAGACCGTATGCGAAGTCCTGTGCCAAAGTAGCACCGAAGTCGATGACGGTGTCCTCGTTGAGTTCTTTGCTCACGATGGTCAGGATGGCGAGCTTCTTGGCTGTGAGCGCAACCTGTGTGAACGTGATGTCGGATGCCGTGATTGCAGTCGCTTCACCAGGATAATAAGTCGTGGTCGAAGTGGATGCGTTTGGCACGTTGAGGACATCGGATGTCATCGGATAAATACGGGAGAAGCGACGCGCTACACCGTACTCGTTGCGGAGCCAGATCAGGCTGGACGAAACGATCTCAGGGACGGTGAATCCACCCTCACTGTTCGTTCCTTCGGTCTGTGACTTCACGCCGTTGTCGTTGCACCACTTGGCTGCTTTGGCATTTCCTAGGACATTGCCACGGACCCATTGCCCAAATGCATATGCCTTAAAGTTTGCCTCGTCGCGACTTCCAGGGAACGGGTTGCGGACTACTCCGCCGGACTTCCATGGCTCAGACTTTGGCGCTTCGGATGCGACAGGAGCAGGGACATTCCCGAACTCCTTGAGCATTTCGATGCGCTCAGAGAGAGACTTTGCAGCTGTGTGAAGGCGATTCGCTTCACTCATATCGCCGCCGTTGATGAGGACTTCTTTGGCAGCAGCGATAGTAGACTGGCGCTGGCCTTCGAGTTGTTCGATTGTCATTTGGATAACTCCATTATCATGAGCTCACGGAGGAGTGCAGACTTTGCCTCTTCCACTTCGCTCGGTTGTTCGACGATGGTGACATCTTCGCTCGATACTTCGTCTCGAAGTTCGTTCCAGATGGTTTTCGCGAATCTTGTCGACTCGCTACGTGAGAGACGCACTGCATCCCGCAGACGTCGCTCCACTTCCCGAATGGATGTCGGACGCTCATGCTTCGATTTCATCGATTGCACTTCCGCTGCCGGATCCTTTAAGTTTGCTGTCAGCTCTTTGGCTTTGCTGGCAAATGCGTCGATGATTGCATCGATGTGTTGCTTGCCTAGACCAGCATCTAGAGCGGCCATCATGCCAGCGCATAGTCGGTCATAGAGTGCCTCGACACCTTCGTGGACCATCTCAGCCGCGAGATCGCCGTAGACAGACTCGACGAATGTCGCCACGTCTTCGCCAGGAGCGACAGGAATAATCATCTCTTCTTCTTCCATACCATCCTCCATGTCGCCATACATGTCCTTCAAGGACTTGACCATGTTCATCGGTTCCGCCGGCGTTGGTGTGAGCGATGCCTCACCGATTGGCCAGCGTGTGATTTCGTAGCGGCCATCAGACATCTTCTTGCGCTCGACCATGTGACCCGTGGCGCCGCTCGAATATCCGAGCTTGCCAGACTTCGCGAGTTCCTGGATCATCTTCTGATACTGATCGGCCATCTCGACCTGGCTCTCATACCATAAACCTTTATCGTCCATGGTAATGAAGCCTAAACCGATGCGTGATTTGCCGATGGTCTTGTCTTGGCCGTGATGATAGTAGAGGTTCATCGGGACACGTACGCCTGGAGACATCGGTCGACCGAAGTCGGTGTTTTTGGTAAAGTAATCGCCCTCGAGGTCCTGACCGCCGAAGCGCACCAGGTAACCACGCACACGACCATTGTCATCTGCCTTGATTGCACTCCCGAAGTTCACCAGTGTCTGCATGTCATAAATCCCTCAATGGCACTACGACTGCCTGTGGACCCCACAGGTCGTTTGGTACAACCCGACCGAAGTCCGATAGGCTAGTGCCTGTTTCCCACATCCTATACCGCGACGGTCCGAGCACCTGGCGCCGTTGCGCTTCTGTCAACATCGCGAACTGTTCATCCCTCGTCGGAAGTTCCGGCGCTTCGTCGAACGCATCCGGATCAAGTCCAGCGAGTTCGGCGTACGTCGGAGTGATCGGGACGATTGTACACCTACAGTTTGGATGCGATGGAACGATTGTCGCAACAGGGTTCGGGTCTCCGTGGAGCGCCCAACAAACCGGGCACACATTGACATCACCAGCGGACACACGAGACCAGCCCTTGACGATGGACAAGTTAGCCTCGAATGTCTGTCGCTGTGCTTCGCGGTTCGCTCGAATCATCTCTGTCCGTGCGATGGTAGCAGCTCGTGACGGAGCGAGAGTTTCGTATGTCTTCGACATGCGACGAGCGACCTGAAGAGGATTCATTCCCTGCGCTACACCGATGGTGACGTGGTCGCGTGCAAAAGGACCGATGGCTTCGTAGAGTGCAGCTAGCGGTGAACCATCAGCAGCGAAGCCGACGACGTTCGTGATTGCCTCGACCGGTAATCGATTCCAGTTGAGATCGATGGCCATGCTCACCGAATCAGGGACACCAGCGACAGCACGCACCAGACTCTCCTGCATGTCGAGCGACAGCTGTATGGCGCTTCGCTGACCGTTGCTGGCGATGTCGGTCGCCCGTGGAGCGAACTCTGTGACCTGTCTCGCCATCTGCTCGTTCAGTGCCGCGAGTCGCACCTGAAAGTCATTGAGCGCCGTGACATCTTCACCCGCTGCCTGTGCTTCCTCAATCGCCTGAGTTATCTCTTCGAGGCGCTGGAGGTTGTCTGCTTGCAGGACCGTGTACGTCCTCCGCATCTCAGCGAGCGCGGAATCTTCACGAGCGCGGAGTTTATTCCGATAGGCCTCATTGACCTGATAGATGTCAGGCATCAGCGTCTGTCAGCTCGTAACCATAGTACGGGTGATAACTTTTCCCGTTTTCCTTCGGCGCCATCCGCTTGAGAATCTCTTTGCGTGCAGCTGTGGACCAACGATAGCCAGCATCGCCACCCCATGCAGCCCATGCCACACGACCAGCGCTTGGATATCCATCTTCACCTGGACGGAATCCTTCCGCCTGCTTGTCTACTTCGTGACGTCGGAAAAAGGAATACATCCGAAGGACAGTCGACTCACTTAGCTTCTCTCCATTTATGATCTGATTCGCCCTGGCCCATGCCACGGCTGTCCCGCCATCACGACCAGCATCACGCCACTCAATGGCCTGACGTGCTTCGGATGCCATGTCCTTCGACGGTATGAACTTCAGTCCTGGCTCATCTAGATCGTCGAATGCCTTCGTCTCTTCGCGCACCGTGACAGGGAGCAGACCGAGGTGCTGTATCGGGTCAAGTCCAACAGCTGCAAGCGCGGCGCGTGGCTCGAATCCAGCACGGATCAGTGAACCGGCAGCACTCACAAGCTTCGCAGTTTCATCAGCAGTTCGAGCTGTCGAGACTGGCACAGCATTCGGGACCAGGAGTTCCTGTCCGCCGATCTGCACAGGGACAGCAGTCGGATGGTAGAAGCCCTCATCGTCATCCGATGGCGTCACACCAGCGACACGCTTCGCGGTTGCGAGGTCCACGATGCCGCTCTTGTATAGGCGCTCCGCTCTCTCAGCGTCCTCATTGAGGTCAGCCTGAAGTGCTGGAACATTCGACACATCGAACTCCAGATAATCGCCTGGCTGTGTCTCTTCGTAGTCTGGAAGGAGTGCGATGGTGAGCGCTTCGGACATCTGGCGCATCAGCGGAATCATGCCATCAGTCCATGCACTCCTGGTCGCCTGTTCGAGGTTGGAATAGGTAGCACGCTCGAGACCGCTGCCGAGTTGAAGGACGAGCGGATTCAAACCGAGAGCTGCACACACGCGCTCCTCCGGTTTGCGCCTGATTTCATCGAACGCCATCTCGGATGGTTTGTGGCTGACCTGCTCGACCTTGAATGGTCCAGTCATCACCAGGACGCTGCCGGCATTATCGCCGGTGAAGTCCTGTTGCAGTTTGCGCTTTGTCTGGCGTGCATCGTCTTCGCTGAGGTCCTCGACGCCGCCCTTGTAGTCTGGTCCGACCATGATCGATGGCATGCCACCATTGCGAACCATGCCGAACGCAGCTGATGCAGCCACATTGTCGGTTGCGATCTCACGAAGGACAGACGTGACAGGAGAGCGACCGAAGCGCGAGTCTTGCGGATCTCGACCGTAGCGGATGTGAATCAGGTCCTCGAGCGCGATG